GAGTAGTTGAAAATGCTCCAATTTGTAGAAAACACGACATCTATGGGTGGTTCAGTCCAACCGAAAAAACTATGAATATTTGTACTAATCGTATTGTTTCGAGAGATAATGTAAAATATTACATCAACGAAACATTACTACACGAGTCAGTTCATTTGGCACAATACTGTAAGAATAAATCTATGACTCCATTAGGAATCTCATCTTCTAATATGAATCTTTCTGACAGAAGAAGGCAAGATGTGGAATCTGCTGTAAGATTGGTTGGTCCTAGTATTCGGCAAATTGAAATGGAAGCATTTTGGATGGAAGATAAACCAAATGAAGTAAAATATGTAGTCAAAAAGTATTGTTTTTGAGGAACTAACTTTGAATATTTTTGTAACTTCTCCGTATCCAGCGGAGAGTGCTATTGTACTTCCTGACCGGCACATAACGAAAATGCCTCTTGAGTGCTGTCAAATGCTTTCTATCGTGGCGTCCAAATGGTATCATAACTATGGAACTCTCGCTAAAAAAAATGGAGAACCATATGCTACAGAAAAAGGAGCATTTCGCAATCATCCCTGTACCCAGTGGGCGGCAAAATCAATTGATAATGCCTATTGGTTAATCAAGCATGGAATGAACCTGTGTGATGAGTTTCATTTGAGGTACGGAAAACCTCATTCGTGCTATAATACTCTTTTGGGGGCATACTATCTATTCCCAAAAGGTAAAATTGATAAAGTAACTCCCTTTGCTCGTGCGATGCCAGATGAGATTAAACTGGATACAACTATTGACACTTTTACTGCTTACAAGAATTACATTAACACCAAGACTTGGGTTAGAGATAATTATCTTCGTATGCCGTCAAGAAAACCTTCGTGGATAAATTAAATTATGGAATTAACTGATAATAAACCATTTCTCTGGGTTGAGCGTTGGGCACCACAATCTGTCGAAGATTTGATTCTCACTAAAAATGTTAAGGAGTTCTTTCTTAATGTCGCTAAGGAAGGTCAATTAAATCAAAATCTTATTCTTCAGGGTTCGCAGGGGTGTGGTAAAACTCAAACAATCAAAACACTATGTAAAATCACAAAGCAAGATGTTTTGTTTCTAAATGGGTCTTCAGAAGGAAGATACTTGGATACGGTTCGCAATCAAGTCATTAATTTTGGAACCACAGTTTCGATGTTTAATGACAAGAAGAAGGTGGTGTTTTTTGACGAGTTTGATGGGACCACAAATGATGTAATGCTGTGTCTTCGTGGGGTGATAGAGCAACTTCATAATAATGTGTGCTTTATTTTTACCTGTAACAACCTGAATAAAATTATTGAACCAATTCAATCAAGATGTGTTGTTCTCAAATATACGCCCATCCAAAAAGAAGAAAAACCACAGATGATGTCCGACATCTTTAAGAGGATGACGCACATACTCGAACAGGAAAAAATCGATTATGATAAAAAAGTTATACTCGAACTCGTAAAGAATTATTTCCCGGATACGCGACAACTACTAAATGTTCTTCAGCGATATTCTGCCGGCGGAACAATTGACTCCGGTATTCTTGCTTCCTTTTCTGATATTGCTATAAATGACCTTATGAAACATCTTAAAGATAAGAACTTTACGGAGGTTAGAAACTGGGTGGTAAAGAACTTGGATAATGATGCCTCCGCTATTCTTCGTAAGATTTATGATGCTCTTTATGAATGTCTAGTGCCATCTACCATTCCTTCTGCTATTCTTATTATATCTAAATATCAATATCAGTGTTGTTTTGTAATGGACCAAGAGATAAATCTTTTGGCGGCACTAACGGAAATTATGTGTGAGGTTGAGTTTAAATGAACTCATATAAGATTGACAAGGCATCATTATGTGAGGTTCCGGTCAAGACAACTCCGGAAAATGTAAAAGAAGCAAACGAAGGTTTGTTTCGCGCTAAAATGACTGTTCCCGCTGCCGCAAAACATTGTGGTATGACGCACAAGGAAATGAAATTAACCTTTAGAGAATATTTGAAGTATCACCCAGCAGATTATGAAAACTAAAATTGATTTTGATTTTGAAATGGTGATGGGAGTAGTTGAATACACTCGTCGTTTAAGATTTGGTGGTCAAAAGTTTAGTCGAGCAGTATTTATCGAAAAGGCAATTGAAAAGACAAGTAAAAACTTGGTTTATGTTGGATTGAATGATACTCTGGGTCATGATTTTACTACTAAAGTAAATGAGGAATTGTGGAGATATGAGGCGAAGGGTTTGGATAAATTATTTCAAACTAATAAAACCATCAACACGAAAGAAATAACTCTTAAAAACTTTCAGGGAACTGTAAATAATAATTTCCCAGAAAAAAAGTTTGATGAAATGATTTTGATCGATCAAACACAACGACATATTGGAGTGGTATCTTTTGAGAATGCTCTTAAGAAATTTGATCCTGAAAAAAATATTTCTAAATCTGGACTTAAGATTGTTATTGATAAGGGAGATGTAGAATACCTCGCCAAAGATATTTCTCTTGCTCCCAAAAAACAAGTCAAGGAACTTTATCATCAAATTGTAGATGAACTTTATAAATGGGAGGATGAAACCTATGAGTGGTAGTATGAAATCTCTTAAAACTCCTTTAAGATATCCAGGCGGTAAGTCTCGTGCTTGCGTCAAGATGGATCCACATTTTCCCGACCTACGAAACTATGATGAGTTTCGGGAACCATTCGTTGGTGGTGGAAGTGTTGCCATTCATATTACAAAAAAATATCCAAACATTAAGATTTGGGTAAATGACCTTTATGAACCTCTTGTAAACTTCTGGCAGGTACTACAGACATTTCCGGATGATTTACGAGATACTCTTTCTCGTGAAAAATCCAATCACTATAATCCAGAGGCAGCAAAGGAACTTTTTCTTGCCGCAAAGGATATGATTAATGATCCGGCAGAAACTTCAGTAGATCGTGCCATAGCATTTTATATTGTGAATAAGTGTTCTTTTAGTGGTCTTACTGAAAGTTCTTCATTTTCGGCACAGGCATCCAAATCTAATTTTAGTTTTCGTGGAATTGAGAAACTGCCAGAGTATTCTAAACTTATCTCTAAATGGAGAATAACCAATTATTCCTATGATTATTTGATGGATGGAAATATGGGTGCCTTTATGTATCTTGATCCTCCTTATGATATTAAGGATAATCTCTATGGGCGTAAGGGAGCAATGCACAAAGGATTCGATCACGATAAGTTTGCTGCTGATTGTGATGCTAATACTATGGATCAGTTGATTAGTTACAATTCAGATCAGTTAGTAAAAGATAGATTTAAGAACTGGACTGCCGCAGAGTTTGATTTAACTTATACGATGCGTTCGGTTGGTGAATATATGCGAGATCAAAAGCAAAGAAAGGAACTATTGTTATTTAATTATAATAAAACTCCAAAAATCCAATTTAATTTTGATGGATGTTATAATTACAATAGATTAAAAAGTGAGGGATTGATTGGTGACTGAATTAAAAGACTGGTTAAACTCGATCAATTTCTCCAAGAAAAATCTGTTGGAGGAAGATCCATCTCTTATCAAGGAATATGTTCCGTTTGTGATTAACAAATGCTTATCCGGTGAGATAGATACAATTATGTATGTGAACGAAATGAATATCAATCATCATCTTGACAAAGATATTCAATATTCATTTTACTTAAATAGTTTGAGAAAAAGGAAAAGATATTCTCCTTGGATTTATAAAGATAAAATCAAAGATCTTGATTGTGTTAAAAGTTATTATGGATATAGTAATGAGAAGGCAAAACAAGCGTTGAGAGTTCTCACCAAAGAGCAACTTAATTTTATAAAGTCAAAAATTGAAACCGGAGGAACAAAATAATTTATAAATGACCCAAAGGATACAAAACCTAAATAAAAGATATGTAAATAATTTTGAGGAAAATTATGTCAGTCGTAAATGAACCTATTGTGAAATGGACTCCAGATCAAATGGTGGAAGTAATTCTTAATGAACCGGATGATTTTTTAAAGGTTCGTGAAACTCTTACGAGAATCGGTGTAGCATCAAGAAAAGAGAAAAAACTTTATCAATCTTGTCATATTCTTCATAAGCAAGGTCGTTATTATATTACGCATTTTAAAGAGCTTTTCGCACTTGATGGCAAACACGCAAATCTTACTGTGAATGACGTTCAGCGTCGTAATCGAATCGCTCAACTTCTTGCGGATTGGGGTTTGATTGAGATTGTGGATGTTGCCAAGATTCAGGATATTGCTCCACTAAATCAAATCAAAGTTCTTGCTTATAAGGATAAGGAAGATTGGGTTTTGGAAACTAAGTATAATATTGGTTCTAAAAAGAAAATTGTTGAGGATGCTGAGTGATGGCTTCTGGAAGTTTTCAATTTCGTTATAATCATAGTAATGAAAACGCTGCTTGGCACACAAATCCGGATGCCAAGTTTATTTTGCCCAAAGAGGATGTGGATATTATATGCGATGATCCATATCTAAATGAAAATCAATTTTTAGAAATGGTAAGGAGATTTTTTATTGCTTGTGGTTATACTGAAAAGCAGTGGAAAAATGCTCTAAAGGAACATCTTGAGGAAGTAGAAAAAACCGAATAAAAGGTGCGGGAAATACTATCCCGCTTTTTTTATGAAAGTCTTATAATTATATACGGATGCCGAAAGGATCCACACAATCAAACCTCGCTTTTTAAGGAGATACTAAAATGACTAATCTTACAAGGTATACTGCTGCGGATCTTCCCAATCTAATGGATAAGATCACAAGAAACAGTATTGGACTGGATGAATATTTTGATCGTTTGTTTAATCTTCATGAAACAACTTCAAATTATCCTCCATACAACTTGGTTCAAATCAATAATTTAGAATCAAGACTCGAATTGGCTCTTGCCGGATTTAGAAAAAAAGAAGTCTTTGTTTATACTCAAGATGGAAAACTTTTCGTTGAAGGTCAAAAAGAAGATAAAGAGACAGAATCTAATTACCTCCATAAAGGATTGGCTCAAAGATCCTTCACCAGATCTTGGACGCTTTCTGATGATACAGAAGTTAGATCTGTTGATTTTGAGGACGGACTCTTATCAATTACTCTCGGAAGAGTTGTCCCGGATCATCATAAGAGGAAAGATTACATCTAAATACAGAGGTCCACCCAAATATCGTTGCTACAGGGAGGTGACTGGCAAAAACCAGTTGCACCTCCCCTTTTTTTGTGCTATAATGAATTGAGAGGAAAACTAAAAATGTCTGTAAAAATTGCTCTATTAAAATCTGGAGAATCCGTAATCGCTGATATTAAGGAATTAATTTCTGATGAGAAGGTATGTGGATACTTATTTAAAAATCCGCATAAAATGCAAATCAGCAATTCAATTTTCTTAACCGAAGAACCAGCAGAACCTGAAGACGGCACCGTTAGTGTAACATTCTCTTCTTGGATTATGTTTACGAGTGATAGTGAGATTCCAGTTCGACCGGATTGGATTGTAACAATTGTTGAACCAGTCAACGATATTAAAAAAATGTACGAGGAAAAAGTAAATGGAACGGAATGTGAAGTGTCTTCTTTTGAAGATTAATACGGTATTAATTACCGAAATTGCTGAATTGGGATCTCAACTTGGTGAACCAGATTGTAAACTTATCAATCCACATCAAATTGATAAGGAAGGGAATCTAACTCCTTGGCCTGATGTTACAGATCAAAATGAAATGTTGATTCATTCTGATAGTATTTTAACGATTGTTGATCCAAAAAAAGAAATTACTGAAAAGTATCTTGAACTAACTACCTGATGAATTTTTATACAAATGTACTTATGATTGGAGATTACTTTTTAGTTAGAGGTTATAAAGACGGAAACCACTTTATGACTCGTGAAAAGTTTTCTCCAACTCTTTTTGTTTCGTCTAAAAAACCAACCAAATATAAAACACTTCAGGGAGAATATGTAGAATCTATTCAACCGGGTTCGGTAAAAGAATGTAGAGAGTTTCTTAAAAAGTATGATAATGTAGAAAACTTTAAAATCTATGGGAATGACCGGTACATTTATCAATACATTTCTGACAAATATCCAGAAACTGAAATTAAGTTTGATATTGGTAAAATTAAACTAACCACTATTGATATTGAGGTCGCATCGGAGAATGGATTTCCTGATGTAGAATCCGCAGCAGAAGAGGTTCTTTTGATTACTTTACAGGATTACAATACAAAACAAATCCGAACTTGGGGACTTGGACCTTATCAAAATAATCAAAAAAATGTTACTTACCGGCAATTTTCTTCCGAGTATGATCTGTTAAATGATTTTATTTGCTGGTGGATGATTGAGGAAAATACACCAGAGGTTATTACTGGATGGAATAGTATGTTTTACGATATTCCTTATTTGGTTCGTCGTCTCGAAAAAATACTTGGCGAAAAGTTAATGAAGCGTATTTCTCCGTGGGGAATAGTATCCGAAAAGGAGACATTTGTTTTGGGAAGAAATCAAATCTATTATAATATTGGTGGCATATCACAATTAGATTATTTGGATCTTTATAAAAAGTTTACCTATAAGGCACAGGAATCATATCGTCTGGATTATATTGCCGAAGTGGAACTCGGGCAGAAAAAACTGGACCACTCCGAGTTTGATACCTTTAAGGATTTTTATACCAAAGGTTGGCAGAAATTTTGTGAGTATAACATAAAGGACGTAGAACTTGTTGACCGATTGGAAGACAAGATGAAACTAATTGAACTGGCACTTACGATGGCATATGATGCCAAGGTTAATTATAATGATGTATTCTCTCAAGTTTCTATGTGGGATACTATCATTTACAATTATCTTAAGGATAGGAATATTGTAATTCCTCCTAAAACTAAATCAGAAAAAAGTGAAAAGTATGCTGGTGCCTATGTAAAAGAACCCGTACCCGGAGTTTATGATTGGGTCGTTAATTTCGATTTGAATTCACTTTATCCGCATTTAATTATGGAATTTAACGTGAGTCCAGAAACTCTTGTTGATAAAAGGCACCCCACCGTAACTGTAGATAAGATTCTCAACCAAGAACTAACTTTTGAGAAGTATAAGGACTATGCGGTATGTCCTAATGGTGCGATGTATCGTAAAGATGTGAGGGGATTCCTTCCCGAACTCATGGAGAAAATGTATAACGACCGCGTTGTGTATAAGGACCTGATGATTAAGGAAAAAAAAGAATTGGAGCAAATTGAATCGGAAATGAAAAAAAGGAAACTATTATAAATAGTGCTGTAGGAAACAGGTATTTTAGATGTATTATTTCATATACAAAACAACAAATATGAAAAATGGTAAGTACTATTATGGAGCACACTCCACTAAAAACATAAATGATGAATATTTAGGTTCTGGTGTTGCTTTAAAAAA